ATTCTTCTTTTGAATCTGGTTCCTTCTGTTCTTGGTTAGACTCTAGTTCTTTTCTATCTGATTTTTTAATATCTTCCTTAGATTCTAATACCCTTTTCTCTTCATTTAGATTCTCAATAATAAATGTAATCTGACTTGAAAAGTATTTTCCATTTCCTTGGAGTTTTCTACGAGTTTGTGATTTTTCTTTTGGCTTTCTTCCTCGTCCTGTTTTCTTAGGGATTACTTTAGGCATAAATTTAGGATTTATGAGTTCGCCATAATTACAACCTATTTTTAATATTGAGCTAGATTCGTCTAAAGGTGTTAATGTGCTAATAAGTTCTTTTTCATTAAAGATGATATCGGTCATCTCACCCCTAGCTGTAAGGGTCGAGGGCTGTAGTTTATTAAACAAACGTTCTTTATCCTTTATCTTATCTTGGAAGTATTGAATTTTTTCCTTATATGACACTCTTGATTCTTCGGTTGTACCATCGTATATTTCAATACCATCCTTAACAATGAATATAGGCTTGTTAAAATTATCCATACTAATTACTATTATCATTTAAATTCATTTTTAATATCCTTATATATTAAAAATAATAGTTTAATATCCTTATACAATATAATCATTATTTTTTAAACAGAGAATTTATTTAAATAATAAATAAAGATTTTATTTAAATAATAAAATGTCTGATCAAATTAAAGTATCGAGGAGAATTAAAAAAATAGTAGATGAGGATTTTTCTCCTTCTAGTTCTAAGCCAAGACCTGCCAAGCCTATACAACCTATAGTATCTAATGGAAACCAATTACAAGAACTTAAGAATAATAATCAAATCGTTCGAAGGCAATTGCAAATGGTAATTGATATGTTGGATGTAGATGACATGGACGAAAAAACACTACGTCATAATATTAAAATTGGAATTAAATTTTTAAAAGATGTATCAGAAAATTTATTAAAGTTATAATATAGTATGTCTGAACTTATTAATAGTGATCCAAAAAAAACAGATTTCATAGAAGTCTCTGGCTCCATCATTAGCAACATTAATATTAAAATGGCTATATTCTTATTCTTTACAGGAATGGTTATATTCAGTGATATCTTTAGTGATAACTTTTTAAATAATGTAGATGGGGCTACACATGGAGAAATAACAACTACAAAGGGAACCGTCGTGCAACTGGTAATATTCATTTTATGTTATCTAGTATTAGATTTATTAGTAAAGGGTGAATGGCTTTAAAGACGTTTAATACGTCCATATTTTAAATCATAAAATATTTATGTATTATAAGAGTGTTTAAATCATTTCAACCGTTATATACTCATTCTTCCTATAAATGAATTTAAAAAAGTCTATCGTCTTTTGAATAAATATGTTATTGAATAACCATTTGGTTTTAAGAGGGTTTAACATATCATGAGCCAATGCATTAATCAACGAATCAAAATTTTCCTTACTAATCATAAACTTTTCTTTATCGCAATAGCTCATTTTATCATTTGATTGATTTTTTTTATTGCATGATACAAGAATGTTAGGAAATATAAAGTTCTTTATGTTCTTGGTATCTGTTATTTTAAATAAATCCTTTCCTATTTTTTTAAGCTCGAATACTAGTTGATTTAAAGGCATAGTTTTAATCTTGTTAAATTCTTCTTTATCAAAATCAAAATTATGATTCTCTATATCATCAATGAGCGTTTTTTTATTATGATGATCCAATATATATTTTGAAAGAATATTCTTTAACTTATTTTTATCTTCATAGCTTTCCAAGTTATCCATGATATCCTTTATGTTTAGCGTACTAGCATTTAGATTAATCTTTGACATAAACCCTAAAATAACCTTTCGCAATTTATTATTACGTTGAGAATTAAAGTATTCCATATATTGAAGGATTACCAACTGATATAAATAATAGTTATAATTTGCATGATGTAAAGAGGTATTAATTGATGGTTTGATATGCGTATCCTTATTACTATAGCTATGAATCATTTTATTGATTATAAAGGGATGGTATAGTAATTTTTTTATTTTGACTTTTTCGTCAATATGTTTGCTATTATACTTGTCAAAGTAATAAAGCATATTTAAACACTCGAATCCTATGATATCATCCGAGACTTTCACAAACACATCTTTTGTAATTAGTGGATATACATTTATTTCTTCAAGACTTAGCTTTTGTGATTTTTTTTTAACCCATGAATTATACTGATTTATAAATTCATTAGTATCTTCTAAATGAATATTATATTCTCCTTCGTAGGGTTTAAATATTAGATTGATATCTTTGTTTAAAGCATAGTGTGATATACTAATTGGAATATAAACATATTTAGAAGAAAAATTAGTTAGTAATAAAGCATAACACGTATTCGACTTGTTAATAAAATAGCTATGAATTTTAAATTCAGTTTGCGAGTATATAAATTCCTTTACAATGCCTAAATCTATATTGTTAATAATTTGAGTTTTATCTATGCTTATAGATTGTCTAATGATAGATTTAATAATAGTTATCAAACCACTAAAATTTAAAAATAGTCTCGTGTCTATTATTCCTAGAGTTTTAAAAATTTCAACATTAAGAAGGTAAATGGGATAATATTTAATTGTATTTTTTTCAGGTATAATATTATACGATCCTTTAATCAATACTATTAAATTTTTATGAGTAGAAGGAAACATATCATCGGTATTTTTAAGACCTATCGGTAAGAGTAAATTAATATTCTCCTTGCTATTGTCGGTAAAGATAATGCTATTTACTCCATAATAATTATAAGCAATCGATATAAATAACTGATTCCAGTCGAGTTTTTCATATTTATGACTTATCAATGATGAATTTGTCATATTAAGCGAGGATATCACACTAATTAATTCTTCTAATGAGCCAAAATATATATTTATTTTACCATCTAATAAGATTCTAAATTTATCTTGTTGTTCTTTTAATTTCTTTTTACAATCGGTAATGAATTCATCCAGCCCTTTATTTAAGCTATGTAGTAGGCAAAATATATATCCACAATTTGCAATTGAAGGAAGGTTCTGATCTACACCAAACAAATAATAACCATCGTTTGAAGCACATTCAGTATCCAAATTACTAGCAGAGTATGTATCGAAGAATAACGGTTCTAGCGTGAATTCAGGCAACCGCGATAACCTACCTACATCTATATTTTTACCATAGGTAGAGATATAATTTGAGCCTTGAGTTAAAATCACCTTTTCGCCCTCGAATGCGTGTTTCTCTAAACATATTTTATGCATCTCTTGCCTCATGGGATTTACATTTTCATCGATAGCCATTTTTTTACAACAAGGAATGCAATAATTCTTAGGATGTTGATTTGTTATAAATTTAACAAATGGATATTTAGGATTAGGACAGGAATACCACGTGGACTTTTCCTTTGTAAAATTCCAATATTGGACCGCGTGTTCTTTTCTGTCGCCTACTAGTTTACTATATTCATCGTCGCTCAAGAGTTGTGGCTGATATGACTTTTGACATATCTTACTATATACGACATCACTGCCATATATCTTCTTAAAATCGTAAAGCAACGGATCTTGGTTTTTTAATTCCTTGATTGATTTTTTAAATGAAGAAGATGTGATTTCCTTTTTATGATGTGCGAGGTTTGATTTATACAGCATAAATAATCCAATGATATAAATGTAGAAGAATTCCATTTCAGTATCGTTCTTAATGCCTGATATCGTAAATTTAATCTTGTTTAAAAAGCTAAATTTAAATAAATGTGTTCTTTCAAAAATAGTAGACCATTTCTTTTTAACTATGCTATTTGTCAAATAGTAATAATGATTTTGAATATCCATGTTTTTATTTACTCTGTTTGAATCATAATAATACATACCTTTATTAAAAAAATACTCATCGTCAATATTCGTTCCTTCTTTTATAGTGATGATTTCTGCCTTTCTATAATCATTTAATACATTACGTATTACCTCTGTCTTTGTAGAAGATGCGTCTTCATTGTAGTAAAATACAATCTCTGTCTCTGTAAAGGATACATTACTAGCTGTAATCTTTGGTATTTTAATATTGTAGTATTTTAGTTTAGAATGGTTCATATTAATCATATCAATTAAGGGATCTATTTTTTTGGCAATGGTATCAACAATCTTTTCAAAAGTCATATGATTTTCTTCTCTCCAATTAGTCTTGACAATGTAATTTCCATTCTTAAATAATACTAGACATAAATTCTCCATTGTATCTTTTGCTATTTTGATCTTGATAGCTAGAGATCCTATAAGGTTAGTATCACGTATATCTGGTTCATTCATATATGACTTTCTTAATACCAAATGATTATTTTCATGTATGATGTTAAGCTTACAATATGGCATGAGTTCATTCAGTTCTAATACATCAAAAATATTTCTCAATATCAAAACAACATCTATATCTTGTTTATAATTATTAATAGAAAGTATAGTTTCTTTTATAGAACTGTAAATAGAGTCCTTTAGCGATTGCTGATGTTCATATGCATCATAAGAAGATGATGTAATTTTGACATCGAGTGAGACCTTATCATTTAGTGTTTTTTTATTTGGATATATACTTGGATATAAATTCTTAATTGAGTCTGGATTTTTAATATAATCATTGAATACCTCATATGTTAGAATTGGAAAATAAATACAAATAAATCCCCAATAAAATACATCCATCTGATATCTATCTTTATTGACTTTACTCCATACAGTTTTAATATCGATTATATCTTCGAGATCTATAACATAGAATTCTGTAGTGTTATATTCTTCAAATAAATTTAACATAACACTAAATGTATCATTAGCTATAATTTTAATGAAATCTTTATTCTTGTAAAAATCCATATTAATAGGCGTATCACATATTAAATCATATTTTACAGTCTGATCACCATTTATATAAAAGTCAAGCACTGAATAGATATCGGGACGTATAGCTCCCTTAGTCTCTAATTCTATATTATATTTTAAAGGGATATTCTTATCCAAATAATTAAACCACAGGTGTTGGCGAAATACAGGTATATCCAATACAAGTTGTATTTTTTGTTTAAACTCCATAATATTATCCATGGGGAATACTTGAATATCATAAATAAACTTGATATGAAAATTAACTATGGTATTTGAGGATGTTTTTTTATCATTAGAAAGTATTATAGTATCGGCATCCTTTCCAATTTTAATATCATCAAAATCCTTTGTTAAATCTGTACCCATACCTAATAAAGATTCATCCATTTCAAAATGAAATTCTCCTGTCTTATCGCTTTCATTCAATGCATCTTCATTATTTTCAGATTCATTTAACATGTTTGAGTCAATCAACATATTTTCATTCTTCTCATATACATCATTATTTTCATCCTTCTCATCTCCACCTCTTTTATTTTTTTTTAAATGCAAATCCTCATTTTCTAATATTAGAGCTTCGTGGTCTTCTTCGTGGGGTTCTTCATGATCTTCCTGTCCTTCGTTATCTTCATCCATTTCATTTAATTCATGTAGTAAGAGATTTGCAATAGGATCCTTTCCATGTTTATGGGTTCCGCCTTTTATTTTTTTATATTTATTTAATCCTAAAATAGATACCCAACCCTTACCATAGAAATGAGATAATACTTTATTATCTACATAAGGCTTATTATTGTTATAATTGGTTTCTACTTTATCTAACGCACTTTTAACATCGTCAGAAACATTTCCTATAAACACGATAGTATTCAATACAACTCCCTTTTTATCTATTCTATATAATTTAATAGGATTAGTAGTAAATTCATGCGACATTATATATTATTATTACTATTATTATATAAATAATGAATTACGAATATGCTTTTTATATTGTTGTTATATTATTATTGCTAATGATATTATTTGATAATGAAATTGAAGACTTTAAAACTAGAAAAAGAGTATGTACAGATGATTCTCGTTGTTATAAAGTAATTGAAAAATTTGACAATAATAAAGAGGCGGCGGAATTGCTTTCGTATGTTAATAAATTTACAATTGAACTAATTAGACATATGAGAAAAAAATATTTATGGGATGGTCATGATTCAATGCAACACCGAAAGTTAACAGAGAATTTAATAAAACATTATAATCCTGATTCTATTATAGAGAATAACCCTAAAGGAAATATTAATACTAGTTATGTAGAGGATAAGGGTAAAATCATAGCAATTTGTTTACGAGAAAAAAATTCAGGTAAGAATATGTTTCATGATAAGAATATTATAGAATATGTAGTAATGCACGAGCTATCGCATATAGGTAGCGATGTTATAGGACATGACGATTTAGAATTTTGGATTAACTTTAAAATATTAATTAAAAATGCTACAGAGATAGGTCTACATAAACCTGTTAATTATCAGTATAATCCTGTTATATATTGTAGTTTAAGGGTTGATTATAATCCATTCTTTGATTCTGAAGTGCCTGTATAAAATTTTAGTTTAAAATTTAGTAAAATTTAGTAAAATTTTAGTAGTTAATTAAAAAAGTCATAATCGATATTTACAAAACCATCCAACACACTAATGACATCACCTGCAAACTCATAAGCACCTTGTGAAAATGCTTTTTCTTTCAATATAACACTTTTGACTATAATATTTTTTGGTCTATCTTGTTTGATGCTATCGCCATATAATGGCTTAATAAGAGAACTGTTGATTTTAATTGGAACTTTGATAGTATGTCTTATATACTCTTTTGTTTTACTATTCCAAACTAATAAGTTAAATCTATACCCTTCATAAATACTCATTTTAATCTTTTTAATTTCCTCCATGCCTTCACTAAAATTCTGTTTTAATATAGATATTAAATTATAAGAGCCCCTAGGCAATTGTAATCCATTATACCATGGGTTAAGCCCTATGGTAAGAAGCGATGTAAATATTTCACCTCTTAGTTCAGCAACGCGAAAGAACCCTTTTAATTTAAATTTATTATCAGCACACCACGCTTCTAATTCAGGAAGGTTATTTTTCATTTTATTTTTTTTATTATCTAATAAATTAAAACCTTCTACAAATTTCATAAAGTCATTCCATATAAACAAATACTCTATAAACTCATCAGCAAATAATATTTTATAATAATATAAAGCGATATTTTCTTTTAGCCCTAGTGGGTTCCTTGGTTTATATTTATTAAATCTAATACCTATATCATTACCTACTTCAAGGAATGCCACAATAGTAATCATATCAAACACATAAGCCCCAGTATTATAACACGATAATAGTAAACGTATATTTTCTACAGATATTTTTTTAAATTTCTGTGCGTATATACCGAATATCGTAGGCTTGTAGGTATGATCGATAAAACCCAACCCGTGTAATTTTTCTATACTGTATGCCATTGAGTCGCTTGAAGGATATTGAATAAAATCAAGGCTCGATGCTTCGAATTTCTTATTTGAAGTTAGCTTATAAAATTCTTGATCGAAGATATGCATTTGAAAGGAATCCTTAGTTTTAGAATCTGATTCTACTATTTTTGATTCTGTTTCATTAATTAAGATATTTAATATATGTAAGCTTATATCTTCCTGAACGATATTGGGAAGAGCAAAGGGCTGTAGCATTGAGAATAACTTTAGAGAATAACATGCGTAAAATATTCCGGGGGCATTTCTGCCTACTCTCCCCATTCTCTGTTGGCTAGATGCTTGTGTTATTGGTTTATTTGCCATAACATAGCAGTTGTAATTGGGATTGAATGTAATTTCTTTACTAAATCCACTATCTATACAATATTTAAGGGTATCAATAGTGAGGCCTGTTTCCGCTGCGTTCGTGGCAAAGATTACTCTTCTACTTGCTGGGACAGTTTTAATTAATTTAACCTTATTTCCAGATTTGTCAAATTCCCATATATCTACAGAAACATTCGATATATCAGAAAATATATCCATATAGTCTTTTGATCCAGAAGCCATATTTTCACCCATCATCATAATTGGTGCTATATAGAATTCCTCTGGTTCTTTCGCTCCTGTATATTTTTTAAAGTTATTATCAGAGTGATGTTTAGAGAATTCTATACCTTTTGAAAAAACATTAGTATTCAATTGATGTATTAAATTTATCAAATGGACGATTGGCTTCGATCCTAGTAGAAATACAATTATATCTCTCATTTTATCTCCCTTGACTTCTACAGTATCATATCCATTTTCTTCTATATTGGTAAATGCTACATCTGTTTTCTTTTTAATTTTTTTTGTTGATATCTTTGTTAAATCTTCTATATTATCAATGTGAATCTTCTCTACTAAATCGCAAATATAAGTTAAATAATTACTTTTTGCAAATTCTGTATAATTTTTTTCTATGGGATATGAGGCACCTTCCACGTCTATAAAATTTTCTTTCGGACATTTAAAATAACTCATAAATATATCTGGATCAAATGTCCCACTCATTAATATTACCATAGGACATTTTGGATCTTCCCAATTCTTCTTAAGAAATATTTTAAGATAAAATAATACTAAATCTACATCTATAGATCTACTATGCACCTCATCAACTACTATAAAGGAAAACTTATTCATTATATCTTCATCTGTTAGAATTTTTAAATATTGTAATAATATTCCGATAGTAGCAAATAATATACCCTTCTTAGGTTTCCTCGCCACTGTACCTGTCTGATAACCTATATTAGCACCTAGTTTTAATTCAGGCGTCCATTTAATAATTTGAAAAGGTATATCCATAGTTGTCACTCTAGAAGGTTCTGTAATAAGAATATTCTTTTTAATATCTTCAAAGAAAGTTCTAAATAAAGCCGTTGGTAAAACAGTAGATTTCCCAGAACCCGTTTTTGCTCTTAAAACTAAAACCTTACTTCCAGCACACGAGGGTTTAACTTTAGGGGTTTCATTTCTGATATAAATCCTATCCTTCAACCATTGCATTAAATAATCTATAGAACGTTGATTTGTTATCATAGTGTTTTCTTTCTGTGTATTCCATTTTTGTAAAATAATCTTTCCTTTTTCTAGTAATGTAGGCATGATAATATTTTTAAATCTATAATTATAATAAGATTATACACAATGCAAAAAACTAATAGACAAACAAATCAGTCTGTTGGACGATTGAATGAACAATATGTTGATCAATCTATACAATCCAAATTCTCATTTCTAGAACAAGGCATTAGTATTTCTTATATTAATATAATATGTATAGTATTGATTATTTTATATATTTACTTTGTTCAATTTTATAAAATTGACACAGAACATAAAATATTTATAGAAGACGCAATTGAGAACAAATTATTTAAAACAGGAGATATCATTCTCTTCAAAGCTTCTAATAATTTTAATTCTGTTAAAACCGCTACTTATTTCGGCCATACTGGAGTTGTAGTTTGTTATGGAGATGAAGTAATGTTATTTGAAGCAAATGGAATTGAACGTGTTCCTTTAAAAGAACGACATAATAAAAATGGAATGTTTCTCACTCCTTTACACGAGCGAGTGAGTAAATATAAGGGACGTTGCTTTTTAAAAGCATTAAATAATCCACTGAATGAACATATAGTTAATTTATATAAAGAATTTATATCATGGGCTATTCAAAATATGTATTATGAATACAATGTAATTCGTTCAGTATTCAAAAAATTATTAGGTATGGAGCGATGCCATAATGGTACAAATTGTGCTGAAATAGTATTTATAAGTTTAATTCGTTTAGGACTAATTCCTGCTTCTGAGTTTGATAATAATATTATGAATCATCTGCAATATGTAGCAGATATTAAAACCTTAGAAAATGGTTATGAGTATAGTGATTTAATTGAATTAGTAGATCATCCCTTTGCGTATTAATGAAAACTAGTCTGTCGTATAAAAACTGGCGTTTGATAGTCTATATCATCATATGGATTTCTATTGAATAGGCTCCAGTCGGCTTCCATAGGTTTAGAAGATGGAGACATACCCTCTATAGATATTGAAGAATCATTATTTAAATATACACCCTTGGTTAAATAACACAATAGCAACATACAAAGTAATATAGCTAAAATACAGAAATGAAATATTATGATATCCTCCTTCTGTTGTTCTTCGTTAAAATAAAAGCTCATCTTATATTATATTCATTTTAAAAATTGAATAGAGATATTATAATTAAAAATAATGACATTCTACTACAAGTGCAAAAATAGAATATTTATTATTAGAGAAAATGATTTACAGATGATAAATATGTTTAAAAAATTATATGAAAAAAATGAACGTATGCATAATAGTATTCATACAGCATGTACTCTATTAGAATCATATGATTTAAATATTGTAGTATTTATAGACAAATATATAACTATATGGAGTGATAAGCCCCATGATTATATCGATGATAATTTTGTCAATACAGGAAAGCCAGAAGTAATATTGAACGAATATGATATTAGTCTCCTTAAAGAATATATTGATGATGAATTAAAAATA